TAACTAATTATAGACTGTTTAAACAAAAAAACGGACTATTTAAATTTATTAACAAATCAGTTAAATTAACAACTGAAGAAGAAGGATAGATATGCACATATCATATGTTGAAGCAAAATTTAAATGCCCTAAATGCGAGTGCCCTCATAAAGAAGAAGATTACTACGAAAAACTTAGTAAATCTAAAACATTTGTATCTTATCAAAAATGTAAGGGATGTAAAACTAAGTTAGGAATAAGTAGCGATATAATGGGAGATGTAGTTGTTTGGTTAAAAGAAGATGAATAGCGTGACTTTAAGAGAGCAATTTGAAAACGAATCAAGAGTGTATACGTGCACTACAGAAATAAATACAACATACGATGTTAGTGATTCAGAATACATAATTTGGCTGGAGAATAAAATAATTAATTTAATATAGATATATATATGGGAATCACTATTATAAAAGATAAAAACAGTAACACATATACAGGGTATTATAATGATTTCCCAGCTGTATGTTCGCAAGCTAATAGCAAGTCTCAATTATTAAAAAACTTAAAGCGTAACTTCAACTTATTTACGTTAAAAGAATAATTCGTATATTTGAACTAACTAATTAAATGAATCTACAACTACAACAAATAAGAATGATAATAGATTTTTAAAATTAAGATTATGGGAGCTCCCCAAAATAATAAATACAACGAAATATATACTTTAGAAAAGGAATTACCAATATTCCAAGATATTATAGATAGGGCTAAACAAGGTGAATTTTTATCTATTCAAGAAGCGGTAATGCACTCTCCATACGAAAGGCAAATATTTTATTATTTATGTGATAGGTTCAAAGACCTTGACAATAAAAAGAAAGAGCTAAACGATATTGTGATTGCTATAGTCAATAGAAAGGCTTTAGAAGGTGACTTTAACGCTACTGCGGGTATATGGAGAATGAAACAATTAGGCGAAAGAGATAAAACGGAGGTGCACAATACAAACCAAGAAGTTCCTATCACAGAGGAGCAGTTAATAGACGCAGTAAGCAAGTTAAATGGTGAGATTTAATGATTCTAAACCGTCAAGAGTTAATAGCTGCACGTATAGAGTGTGATAAAGATTTACTATTCTTTACAAGGTTCTTTTATAAACTACTTAGAGGTACTAAGTTTATAGTAAACGGCCATCACCAAGTAATACGTGATGAACTACACAATATAGAGCACTACAAGTTAGAACTACTTAATATAAACATACCACCACGATTTAGTAAAACAGAGTTAGCAGCAGTTAACTTTATTGCTCGTGGTATAGGTATGAATCCAACAGGGAATTACTTATACATAACAGCTTCAGATGAGTTAAGAAGTCAAACTTCTGTATCTATAAGGGACATAGTTAATCACCCATACTTTAAGATAATGTACGGTGTTGATTTGAAGAAAGATCAGAATGGAAAGAACCTTTGGCGTACTACTGAAGGAGGAGGATTAAAGACAGCTACTATATTCGGGCAGATTACAGGGTTTGGAGCAGGGCAAATGGTAGATTACAATAATGAGTTAGATGATATAGTTAGAAACTTTGAGGGATGTATTGTAATAGATGATGCTAACAAAACAGATGATTCGCAAACAGAGAACGCAAATAACGACAAAGTTTCAAGGGTTTTCTTTAATACTATACTATCACGTAAGAACTCTAAAGACACTCCTATAATAAACATACAGCAAAGAGCTGGATTAAGTGATTTAACCGCACAGCTAGAAGAACATTATAAAGATGATGAAAGAGCAAAGTTCTTGGTTATGCCAGTGGTTAAAGACGGTGTGCCGTTATGGAAGTGGAAGCATGACTTAGAAGATATACATAAACTAAAGACATCACCTAAGACCGCTCATGTATTTGAAACCCAGTACATGCAGAACCCATTGCCAAGTGAAGGGGTTTTATTTGTTCGTAACGAGATGAACTGGTTCACCATGGATGAAATAAATAAAGATTTTATAGAATCTAAGATAGGTAACATTGATGTAGCTAATACTGGTAAAGATTATTACTCATTCCCTAGCGGTTGCCTTATAGGTGAAAAGTTTTATGTTACTGAGTGGCTATACACAAAAGAAAAGTTAGAGTACACAAAACCAAAGACAGCCTCAATATCTAATAGCAACGAATTAAACTATTTAGGTATAGAGATAAACGGAATGGGAGAAGTGTATGCGGATAGTTTAGAGACCCTTATATCTCCATTCACCAACCTATGCAGAAAGTACGAATCTACTAACAAAGTTTCACGTATTGTTTATGCTGCTGAGTTTATAAAGAAACACTTTGTATTTAGATCTGATGTGCAAGAAGGTACAGATTACGCACAAGCATTGATGCATTTGTTTAGATTTATGAAAGACGGAAGCTTTAAAATAGACGATGCGCCAGATAGTTTAAGTGGGTTAATGCAACTTATTAAAGAGATTGATTTCCCGCAGTTTAGAAACATATAGCAATAGTTTTGTAATTAAATAATTAATTGTATATTTGAATGCTGGAAGTTGTGATATATAATATTATATCATGGTGGAAGGCTCACAACATACAGCAAAATTAGCCCAAACCTTAAAGTTAGGGCTTTTTTTATGAGCATAGGTAATTTTATTAGAAATGCTTTTACCGTAGTTAGGTATAAGAATGGTAGTTGGGAATATGGTAAGTCTTCAGCTAATTACTTGACTAAGGAATATATGGAGTACTTCCTTAACATATACGCAGTTAATGCTTGTATAAACATAAGAGCAGATTACTTATCAAAGTTTAAATGGGGTGTTAAAGAATCTCAAGGTATTAATTACGACAGTCAATTGCTTGATGTAATAAAAAACCCTAATATATACCAAAAATCTACAGTAGACTTTATAAAGCAATACGAAATATTTAGAAGTGTTTACGGATGGACTTATCAAAAGACTTTTGGAGCTAAAGGATTTTACCCTTCTGCACTATATAATCTTAATCCTTCTAATATAGACTTTAATACTAATTCAAACAATCCTTTTCTTATATGGAAGAAGAAGGATATTAACGATATAAAAGACAAGACATTTACTTACGATGATAACGGTATTAAAAAGACTTACAGATTTAGTGAGATAATGCCTTTTTATGATATTGCTAATGGAGTATGTGAAGGCGAGAATAGTTTTTACACATCACCAAGTAAGTTTCAAGCAATTAGAAGTAATTTAGACAACTTAGGGTTAGCTATAGACGGTGAAAATGTTATACTAGGCTCAATAGGTAGAGAGGCTATATTTAAAGAAGATGGAGGAAAGGTTACTAGCGCTCAATACTCTGGAATTAATGGTAAGAAGTCTATATCTGAGAAATCAAGGTCAGATGTAGATAGTAAGCTGAATAACACAAATATGTTAAGAGGTAGGCGTATGAGATCTTTTACTCCAGATAGTGCTATAAAGCATTTAGATATGAGTTTAAGACCAAAGGATTTTGGTTTAGACACTGTGATGTCACAACAGGAAAGTATTATAGCTAGAGCTTTTGGAGTACCTAATGAGATATATCAAGCATGGAAGAATGGATCTACTTTTGAAAATCAAAGTGTTGCCGAAGTGAAATTTATAGACACATTACAAGAGAGTGTAGCAAATGATTTAGCAATGACATGGACAAATAGTTTTGGAGATACTAATACTCCTTTCGTGGCTACTTCAGATCATATAAGATCTATACAAAACGAAGAGAATAAAAAAGCAGATACAGCTTTTAAAATAACACAATCACTATTTAACCTTACCCGTACAGGAATGACAGAAACCCAAGCAATTGATTTCTTAGATGGCTTAGGCGTCAATTTAAATGATTAGAAGATGAAGCAGATAGATAAGTTTAAGAAGATATTAGAAACAACTAAGGACGAAGGATTAAAAGCGTCTTTAAAGTTTAAGATTAAAGTAATGGAGAATAAACAAACAGTAAATAAATAGTTATGTATAAGTGTAAAGAATTAGATACTAGTTACGAAACTAAACAAGAGCTGTTTAAAGCTTTAAAAGCTAACAAGGATTTTATAATAAACTCTAAAAAGTCTAAGATACAAGAGAGTATCAATAAAGGGTTAAGTATTGTAACTAATCAAACAAAGGTGTCAAAAACTATATCGGCATGTAAGAATATAGAAATGGATGAAAACTACTATTATTTTGTAGTTAATAGTTCTAGGATATTAGACAGTCACAAAGATGTTCATTTAGACGGTAACTGGGAAAAAACTGTTAAGGAGCAACAAGGTAGAGTTTATTTAGTCTTCGATCATCAATTAAAAAGAGATGATATTATTGCAATGAAAGAAGATATAGAAATGTTTACAGCTGTTATTCCTTTTTCTGCAATAAGTAAAGATTATGAAGGTAATACTTATGTTCTTATTTATAAAGTAAGAAAAGATAAAATAATAAATTCACAAGCAAAAGAATGGTTAGATAAAGGGTATTCTTTCGAAGCGTCAGTAAGGATGCAGTACATGGATATTCTTTTAGCGTTAGATTCTAGCTTAGAAGAAGATAAGAAAGAGAAAGAGAATTTTGACAAAATATATCCTGTTATAGCTAATAAAGAAGAGTTTGAGAACTTAAATTATTTTTGGGGAGTAAAACAAGCTAAAAACGTAATGGAGAGTAGTTTAGTTCTTTTTGCGTCTAATCAAGCTACTGGAAGAATGGAAGAAAATAAAATTGAGCCGTCAATCGACACTCAGGAACAAAAAGAAGCCGTCAAAACTGACACTTCGCATAGTAGTAATTTTTATAATATAATTTAAACAATGGAATTTAAGTATTTAGACAAAGCGGAGTTTGACGCATTAACTCCAGAACAACAAAAAGCGTACGCAGAGAATAAGCGTAAACATGAGGCAGATTTAGCCACTAAAGCAGCTAAGGACGCAGCTACAGAAGCTACAAAAGATTTAGCTACAAAAGAGCAATTAGCAGATACAGACGCTAAATTGAAAACAGCTTTAGAAGAAATAGAGACTTTAAAAGAAAACGGAGAAGTGAAAGGAGTCAAAAAAGGTACAATGACAGCGTTTTTCGCTAAGACTACTAAGGAGTATGACAAGAACGATAAGTACATGTCAAACGAAACAGCAATTAAAGCAGCTGCATTAATGAGTACAGCGAATATTACTCCAGTTGCAGCAGGAGGTTTTAGCCCTTTGTTTACAAATTATTTTGATAACGAAGTAGGTGAGACACCAAAGCCAAACAATTTCGTAATGAGTTTAGTTGATGTTAGAACACAGCCTGGAGCGGAAGCTATTTATTATAGCGATAGAGTAAACGAAGAAGGGGATGCTGAATTTATTGGTGAAGGAACATTAAAGCCTTTAGCTGATGCAGAATGGAAAACTGAAAAAAAGAATATTAAAGAGGTTGCTTTACGTTGGAAGTTCACTAAAAGGTTAATGAATCATGCGCCAAGTGTTGAGGCTGATTTCAGAGAGCATGCAGGGGAGTTAATCGAACAAAAAATGGATGATGTGGCATTAACTGGAGACGAAGGAGTTGATCCTTTACAGTTTGACGGTATTGCTACATTGGCTGATGCTTTTGTAGTTCCTACAGAATTAGCTAATTATTACACAAACGCTAACATTTACGACGTAATTAATTCAGTTGCTACATTTGTAAGGTTAAATAACTTTAAAGGTCAATTAACTTGCGTTTTAAATACAGTTTGGAAAGCTAAGATGCAAGGTATTAAAACAACTGAAGGAGATTATATTGTGCCTCCATTTGTAACACCAGACGGAAATACTGTAGGAGAAGTAAGAGTGCAGTTTGAGAACAAAATGCCAGCTGATAAAATTTTACTAGGTGACATGATGAAATATAAGATTGTTATCGCTGAGAATGTTGAGTATGACGAAGGTTATGAAAATGACGATTTCTCTAAAAATTTAGTTTCTCGTAAGTTAGAAGCTTTCTTAGGTTCTTACAAAAAAGACAGCGACGCGGGTTCTATCATTTATGATGATATAGCAACGGTATTAACAGCAATCGCTTCAGTATAATTTTAATATAGAAAAAATGGATAATAAAACAGTAGATTCAAAAAAGTTATTAAAAAACTTAGCTAACGAAAAAGTTAAGATTAAGTTTAATGATAGAATTAAATTAGAGGTATTAAACGATACTAAGTTCTATAAAAAAGGGCAGGTAATTAATCCTCATAGAACTTTTGGGGATCAATTAGTAAAGCAAAAGATAGCTAAAGAAGTAAAGTAAAAAAATAAGAAATGCCAATAACAGACTCTACATATTACGAGAAAGGTAAAAAGTTTATACCTAATAATAATAATCAAAACACTGAGATTGCGGGAGTTCCTAGTGCTGTTAGTGAATTAGATTATTTTATATCTAAGTATGAAAGAGAGTTTACAATTGGGTTCTTAAATATTACTTTATACAATGAACTTGAATCGGCGTTATTGGATTTACCTAACGCCGATATCAAATGGCAAAATCTAGTTGAAGGAAATGAGTACGTAAAAGATAGTGTAACTTATAGGTTTGATGGTTTAAGAGGTTTTATGCAAGATAGTATGGTCGCTTTTTATGTTTTTTGTAAGTATATGGAAAATGACGAAAGCTATTATAGTACTACTGGAACAATTAAATCAGATGCTAGTGGTGCAAATACATTTTCGCCTACTACTAAATATTTAGATGCTTGGTATATATTTTTAGAAAAGTATCAAAATGAAGTAGGAGTAAATGAACATAGATACTTTACAGATTGCTACGGTAATGTAGTAGGTATTGATTATTACAACCAACAAACTAAAAATGTACTTGTAACACTTGAAACTTACATGAAAGACCACGAGACAGATTTTGTAGGATATGAATTTACGCGTTATAATGGTGCTAATAGCTTAGGTATATGATAGTAGTTGAAGATAAGTTGGCAGCTCTTTTTAGTCAGATTCCAGAGATAAAGATTAACGACAATATTACAAAGAAGTTAACTTTTAGCTGGGGTAATGAGTTAGAAATAAATAGGTACATCGAAAAATCTAAATCTCAATGCTATCCTTTAGTTTGGTTATTGCCAACAGAAGAGACTTATAGCAACAGTAAAGATTTAACAGAGAAAAAAGTATCTTTAGTAATAGCTCAACTTGAAGACAGAAAAGAATTGTATAACGGTCAAAGATGGAAAGGTTCTTACGAACATGTTTTAAACCCACTTACAAACTACATTATACAAGCATTTTCTAAATCAGCAACTACTAGAATAACAGACAGCGATATATCTATATTTAAGCACCCTAACTATTCAAAGAAAAACGAGAACGTTACAATAGACAGGTGGGATGCAACAAGGATAGATATAAGTATAGAGTTTAATAATAAATTTTGTATAAACGAAATAAAATGGCAAAATCCACTAAACGAAAATACATAGTTAAACGACCTTGTAAAATAGGTTTAAAGAAAGACGGTACGTCTAAAAAGGAGTATAATAAAGGAGACTTTATTTACGTACCAAAAGACAAGATTAAAATTTATAAAAATAACAACATTATATAATGGCAACAGGATTAGAATTAGTAAATAAAGGTGTTTGCGGAGGTGTT